AAGCAATATCGCAAGAGCGACAAAACTTGTTACTGATAACCACGATACAACAGCGAAAGAAATCGCCACTGAAATAGGTGTGAAGATGGACTCTGCACATACTCTTTTATACAACGCACGCAAGAAGTTACGTCTACACAAAGTCGGTCGTGGCAAGTTTGCTGTGTGGAAACAGAAGGCACGCATGCAGGGGGACGTGTTGGTAGAAGCAATGCGAGCCTATCAAGTAGGCGTGGGTAAAGAAGAGCAACGCATCGTAGAGGCGCATCACACCGATATGGTCAATCATCCGCCCCACTACACAGTTGGTGGTGTTGAGACGATCGACTTTATCGAAGCGAAGTCTTTGGGCTACAACTTGGGCAATGTTGTGAAATACATTACACGAGCCGATCATAAGGGCGACAAGCACGAAGATCTATGCAAAGCACGTTGGTATATCAACCGTGAAATTGCTAAGTTAGCTAAATAATCTTTTTTCTTTAACCTTCTATCTAGCCTTCCACTCATGGGTGGGACGCTAGATAGATACCAGTTCCGCAAATTTAGGAGATTGACACCATGAAATGCCCCGAGTGTGGCGCATGGACGCTAGTGAAAGAGACAAGACAATCGCCCACTTTTGGGCAAACACGAAGGAGAGAATGTGCAAACGAACACCGATTTACAACCCAAGAACTCGTTATCCCGCAAGAGGCAATTGATTTTGAGAGACGAACTCATCTCGAGAATATCAAGAAACGATTGGAATCCATTCAAACGCGTAGACCCAAGCGTGTTAGAAAAAGTAATGCGCGCATCTACTAAGAAACGAATAGAGCAATACGAGGAAGCACCACTGTGAAACTGATTACTCTCGACTTTGAGACCTACTACGACTCCAAGATCAAACTTGGGTTCAAGCACCAAACCACAGAAGAGTATGTCAGGGACAAGCGTTTTGAAATCATAGGCGTGGGTGTGCAGATAGATGATGGCGCAGCGGAGTGGTTCTCGGGCTCACGTAAGGAAATCTTAGGTTACCTCGAGCGCTTAAATATCCAGGGATCTGCGCTTCTATGTCACAACACGCTCTTCGATGGATGTATTCTTAGTTGGATATTCGGTATCAAGCCAGCGCAAATGTTGGACACCCTATGTATGGCGAGGGCGCTTCATGGTGTGGAGGTTGGTGGCTCACTTGCTAAATTAGCAGAGCGATATAACCTTGGCAAAAAAGGCGATGAAGTTGTATCTGCCGAAGGCAAGCAACGGCTCGACTTCACTAGAGAAGAGTTGGCACGCTACGGTGAGTATTGCAAGAACGACGTGGCACTCACATTTAAGCTTTTCCAAGAATTGTCGAGCGCGCTTCCAGAGGATGAGTTTTCCCTGATAGACATGACATTGCGCATGTTTACCGAGCCTGTGTTCCATGTGGACGATGCCCTACTACAAGAGCGCGGTGAGGAACTACGCGAGGAGAAGAACGCACTACTCGAAGGTTTGATGGAGAAACTCAAATGCGAGACAGCAGAACAAGTTAGAAAGAAGTTAGCAAGCAACAAACAGTTCGCTGAACTATTGTTGGAGCATGGCATTACTGCACCGACGAAGGAAAGCAAAACAACAGGGAAACAAACATATGCGTTGGCTAAAAACGATGAGGGCTTTTTGGCGCTTACTGAACACGAAGACCCATTCATCCAACAGTTATGTTCAGTTCGACTGGGTACTAAGTCAACCATTGAAGAGTCAAGGATTGAAAGATTCATCGACGTTGGCAAACGTAACAAGGGTAAGCTACCCATCCCGCTCAAATACTACGGGGCACACACAGGGAGGTGGGCAGGCTCAGACAAGGTCAACTTTCAAAACCTTCCCTCAAGAGATAAAAAGAAGAAGGCTCTCAAGAACGCGGTGGTTGCGCCCGATGGTCACCTCGTTATCAACTGCGACTCGTCTCAAATCGAGGCGCGTGTCCTCGCATGGTTGGCAGGGCAGAATGATGTTGTCGAGCAATTTGCAAAAGGAGAGGACGTTTATTCGCTCTTTGCAACCAAGATTTACGGTCGCCCCATCACGAAAGCTGACCCAGTAGAACGCTTTGTTGGCAAGACATGCATCTTGGGTCTCGGTTATGGGACTGGCGCATTAAAGCTTCAGCACACGCTCAAGACAACGCCCCCCGGCGCGGTCGTTACCGAAGACAAGGCTAGAGAATATGTTAATACATACCGAGACGCCAACAGTCACATCACTGATCTATGGGACGAAGGTGATGAGGCAATCAAAAACCTTGCTGATTGGGGCAAGATCAAAGCGTTCTACTACGGTCAGAACAGGTGCGTCATGGTTACAAAGGACGGCATCCGACTACCTAATGGGCTAATGATTCGTTACCCCGACCTAGAACTTAACTCGGGCAAGTACGAGTATCAGTCACGCAAGGGAGCTGTGTCACTGTGGGGTGGATCGCTAGTTGAAAACGTAGTTCAAGCCTTGGCTAGGATAGTAGTCGGACAACAGATGCTCAAAATACAGCAGTTGTATAAGGTCGCCCTCACGGTACACGATGCGGCAGTTGTCGTGGTTAAAGAGGAGGAACTAGATAACGCTCTTGCTTACATCGTCAAGTGCATGAAATGGACACCTGACTGGGCTAGAGGTTTACCCGTGACTTGTGAAGCGCACTATGGCGAAAGTTATGGTGATATGGTAGAGTATAAGTAAAGAAGGAATTGACAAATGACACCAGAAGACGAAGCATTCAACGAGATTGAGCGACAAGCCAAACAACGTAAGGAGGCAGTCCTGCAAGCCCTGCATGACGAGAACGCACGATTGGGTTTGTACAAAGATGCGTATGGCACAACCAAAGAACAACTAATAGCAGAGGTTGCTGTGCTAACTGAGTTGGTGCGCGTTCTAAGTGCTCGCATAACAGAACTGGAAGGCAAGGTATGAACGAATGCCCTACCTGTGAATACCACAAACAACGCGCACAGATATGGCGTGACGAAGCATACAGACTAGCGGGGCATCCGTTGCCCAGAAAGGAAACCATGACTGACTTTTTATACACAGACGCTAGGTGGACAGAACACTTTGTTGAAGTAAGTGACCCGCACAAAGAGGGGCATCATGTTAGGTTTTATTTTGAACCACCACAAGACGAAATGATTGCCAAGTTAACAGAGATGTTAGAGATACAACAGAAGTTGCATGAGACTGCGATAGATATGCTCAAGCCCGCAATAGAAGCAGAGCGTGAAGCGTGTGCAAAGTTATTAGAAACAACAGACTTAAGTGGGCTAAAAGATAACCCAGCAATACAGAGTTGGGTTGCAGAAATGTTGTTGGCTTATGTCAAAGCAATCAGAGCAAGGGGACAAGCATGAAGATGCGAGAGCGTAAGCATTTGTTTTGGTGGTTGTCCCGCGCAGAGATGTTTGTGCGTAGCCACAGAAGAAAAGTTAAACCCCTACCGCAAACCTATTGGGTTGGCAAAGGTAGCCACGCATACTTGCAAGATAAAAAGAATTGCATGCTAGGCGGAATTGAATTGTATAAGGAGATGAGACATGACTAAAAGCATAGAAATAGAGTACGAATTAAAAGCAGAAGAAGACGATGACATCCAAGACTACAAGAAGCCTTGGGTTGGATTACGAGCCGAAGAAATAGAAGACATACAAGATGCTGTGTTTGGTATGAAGCCACACTATGTTGCATTAGCAAGAGCAGTAGAAGCCAAACTCAAAGAAAAAAATTGTGGTTGACCTCTCCATCATCGAGAAGCGACTAAAACTGTCTGGCGAGCGTGCCAAGAAAGAAAAAGAACTTATGATTCCATACGACCGCGATGTCTATAACCCAGCGCTTAATCTTTTACGCGAAGAGTGTGAACTTGCGGGGCATGACGCTATCAAAGGCACGACAAGCATGTCCATATGTGGTAATTGTGGCGCTTCTTTTTATGGGCAAATCAAATGAGTTTTACTTGGTCATTCTCCGCTCTTAAAGAGTACGTCAACTGCCCACGGCAGTATCACGAAGTCAAGGTATTGAAACGCTATGAGAAGAGTGTTACGTACGCGATGACGTACGGTACTGAGGTGCATAAAGCTTGCGAGGATTATGTTGGTGAAGGCAAGCCTCTTGCCAAAAATTATCAGCATTTTCAGCCTATCTTGGACTCGCTATTAGAGATCGAAGGCACACGCTATCCTGAGTATGAGATGGGCTTGTACCGTGATGGCTCTGCTTGTGCGTTTGATGACCCCGAACGATATGTGCGGGGCATCGTTGACTTGCTAATTGTGGATGGTGAGACAGCCTACCTCGTGGACTATAAAACAGGTAGCAATAAGTACCCTGACCCAAAACAGTTAAAGCTGATGGCGCTCATGACCTTTGCTCACTTCCCTGAGGTCAAGCGCATCAAGGCGGGGCTTCTATTCATAGTGCATAACAGCTTCATGGATGAAGAATACACACGCAGTCAGATCGACGATTTATGGGGCGCGTTTGTACCCGCTCTGATACAGTTAGAAACCTCACTCGAGACGGGTGTTTGGAATCCAAACAGAACCCCCCTATGCGGTTGGTGTCCCGTCACCACCTGCGAATTTCACAAAGTCAGAAGGTAAATATGCCCTACGTCAATAAACCAAGACCCTATAAAAAAGAATATGAACAGCAAAAATCTAGAAGTGAGTTGCCTAACAGGATGGAGCGCCAGCGTGCCCGAAGAAAACTTGATGCCGAAGGCGTCAGCCGTGCGGGAAAAGATGTTGCACACGTCAAGGCTCTATCTAAAGGTGGAAGCAACGCAGACGGAATCCGACTCGAAA